ATGCCCTAGAAGAAGTAGGTAATGGATATTTGGTCGTCAGCCAATGGCATATCAAACAACCTGAATTGATCTGTGGACATGAAAGTGCTATGAGCCATTGGCGTGGCCCAGAAGGATGGCGCAGTTGGTGCCAGACTTGCGGCAGGGAAAGATGGGCGAGACTAAATAAAAATGCAACAACGCTTGCCCAACAAGCGAAAACATGATAAGCCATGTTGTGTTTTAGTTGTAATTCCTATGAAATTGGTTTTATCGACCTGGAAGCCCTAATATATTCCCTATATTAGGGCTTTTTCTTTACCACTAACTAAATATTATTGTCATCTTTGCGGGTGGCATTATTCCTTAATCTCGATGGCCTTATTCTAGGCCTGGTTGTTCATAAAATCCTCTAGTCTGGCATGGGCTAGGGGATTTTTCTATTTCGTGCTATAATTTATAAAGTTTAATAAATAACATTATAGGAATTAGCAGATATGATCACAATCGTTATGCCAACCATGTGGCGCACAAGAGAAATACACCAAATTATAGATGCGTGTATGTCTACACCCGCAGTCCGTTGGATCAAAATTATCAACAATGATGCACCAGCTTTTGTTGGTGCAGGCATTTCAACTTGGAATCATCCCAAGCTTCGAGTATTCACACCCCCACAAAACATCTATATAACAGCGGCCTGGAATCAAGGTGTTAGTTCGGCGGACACAGAATTCATATGTCTAATGAATGATGATATTGTGTTAGAGTCACACGCTTATGACTTTATCTTAAACAATTGGCCCGAGGATGCAGGCGTAGTTGGTTTAGGATTCAACAGTCTACATGTGTTAGGTGGCGCTTACCATCTACACCCTGTTGATTCTAGACCACATGGATGGGGCCAATGCATGTTTATCAAACGCGAATCCTACAAGCCAATCCCAGAAGATCTAAAACTGTGGTTCAATGACGATTGGATGTTTAAGTATATCGAGGGCCAACACTATCAGATGGTGGGGCCATATACTGGTAAAGAATCAGCTACAACAAGCGATCCTGCTTTTGATAGCATCAAACAACAAGATACAATTAATTGGAAAAAATATGAGTAATTTGAAGATATGCGTTTATGCAATTTGCAACGGTGAAGTAGATTTTGTTCCTCGCTTTATGGAGGGTGCAAAAGATGCAGACCTTATCCTAGTTTGTGATACAGGATCAACAGATGGTGCCGGCAACAAACTCCGTGAACTTGGAGCAACAGTTTATGACATCTCAGTTAAACCTTGGCGCTTTGATGATGCCCGCAATATTGCACTTGGACTTATTCCCACAGATGTAGATGTCTGCATGAGCTTGGACATTGATGAAGTCTTACAACCAGGTTGGCGTGAAGAGATTGAACGTGTTTGGCGGAAAGGTGAAACTAATAGACTAAAGTATAAGTTTGATTGGGGTGCTGGTATCGCTTTCTATTATGACAAATGCCATGCACGTCATGGATTCCGTTGGCGCAACATGTGCCACGAAGCTGTTTATCCAGACCCACGCACACAAGAAGTTTGGGCACAAACAGATGAGCTCCTAGTAATCCATATGCCAGACAACAGCAAAAGCCGTGGACAATACATGAGCCTCTTAGAATATGATGTAAAGGAAAATCCATGGAACGCTCGCAATGCCTTTTATTTTGCTAGAGAATTAGGATTCCATCGCCGTTGGGAAGAAAGTATTCAAGCAGTAGATCGCTATTTGGCCTTGCCAGATGCAACTTGGGCTAACGAAAGGTGTTATGCACTCCGAGTGAAGGGTAGAGCATACGATGCGCTAGGAGATGGCGAAAACGCCTTAAAAGCCTTCAGATTGGCCACAATTGAGGCTCCTTTTACACGTGAACCATGGGTAGATCTTGCGGAATCCTGCTATAAGAAAAGTTTGTGGGATGAGTGCTATCTTAGTGCGGTTAGAGCTCTTAAGATCACTAATCGTGAAGCAGTCTACACAGTGGATCCAGAATGTTGGGGATTCAAACCCTATGACATGGCCGCATTGGCCGCTTGGAATATGGGCATGAAAGAAAAGGCCATTGAGTATGGTAAACTTGCTAAAGAGGCTGATCCTACCAATGAGCGTTTGGGTGTTAACCTACTATGGTATCTGGGCGAGAAAACCATAGCGGTTGACAAAGAAGAATAGTATAATAATATATAGGAATTTAAAGGGAAACAATATGGCAAAGGCCGCACAAACAGTAACAACTAATAACAACTATAATAATAACAATAACAACAGTTATAGTTTGTCTACTTCTGACGAAGAACAAACATTAACTAATGAGCTCCGCTCTGAGGTGGCAGGCTTCGCCTCATCCTCAGTGGAGGTCACTTGTTCTGGGGTAGGTAATCCCGCAAGCAACACAAACATCGTCATAGATAAGACTTTACCCGTTAATTGGGACTATGTCAAACTAGATCTATTTGACAACAGCAAGCCAGAAGATCTAGTTAAAGGAAAAACCAAACTCAAAATAGCTCTCAATATCAAAAAGTCAGGGCAAGTTAATTGGAACAGTTTCAATGCACAGTTGAACAGTCCATTAAGGCATATGAAACGTGGCCTAGATTCGGCCACATGGGAAAATGAACATTACACTATTGTTAAAACTAATCATCGCGAACTTAAAGAGATTTATAGTGATGTGCGGGCCAGCAAGTTTTATGAAAAAGGCTATAAAGGCAAAGGTGTAAGCGTTGAAGAACTATCAGTAGTAGTATGTCCAGATGACGAACTAGGTGTTTACATTGTAAACCTAATCTTTGGTGAACAGCAATGGGCATGGCGTATGCGTGGAGACAAAGGATATCTAACATCTGCACAACGTAAATCAGGAATGATAGCCACTATAGGTATTCGCAAAGGCAATAAGGTTAAGAATAAAAATGCACGGGATCTGTTATGAAACAGCCATATCAAAATCGCCATTTAGATCATCCTACTAGAATTATTGAAGGACCGTTTGGTCCGCATCAGGCCAAACTCATGTGTGTGCGCTGTAATGTGTTTCTGCAATGGTTGCCTAACAATTACAAGGAATGGTTAGATGTCTAATCCATATCCAAGACCTAGTCCAGAACAACAGGCAGAACTAGATCAGCAGACACGTGAACTAAATCAACGTTATCTATTGGTAGACAATCTATATCAAAAGATCAAAACCAATTGTCAATTGACAGAACAAGAATTGCTAGATTCAATAAAGTATGCAGAAGACATAGCACAACATCAACTATGGGAACGTAGAACACGTGACTATTGGCACGAACGTAAAATGCGAGCTGAAAGAAGTGCTGAACGGTTAGCAGATCCTAATTGGGATATACGGAAAGGTTATATTAACAAGGACAAGAAAAATGAGAAAAAGTGATCATCCATTATATAAACGCTGGGCGGCCATGATGGCCCGCTGTTTTAATATTGGATACAAACATTATGTAGGTGATAGGATGACAGTCTGTCGCCGATGGCAGAATTTTGACAACTATGCCAGTGATATCGAAGCCAATTTTGGTCTGCCATCAGGTCCAGAAGACAAACTGCTTCGCAAAGATGCATTTAAAGACTTTGCCCTCAGTAACACAGTAGGTTGGGCCAGCCAAAGAGAAGTAAGTTCAAATAGGCAAAATAATTTTTATATTACCTATAAAGGTCAACGGCACAATCTCAGTGAATGGGCTAGGATCACAGGCATCAATTCTAGGACCATCTGGAGCAGGATACACGACAGAGGCTATACAGTTAAAGAAGCATTTACCAAACCGCCAAATCGTGGCAACAAATTATATAAACCTAATAAATAACATTATGACAGGTAGACGAATCCATCAAGATCCTCAGCTTCATGCTAGGTATAATCCTTTTTTGCGAAGCAGAGCACAGGCTTGGTTTCGAGATGAAGAATGGTCTTTGACATTTGAAGATTTTTGTCTATTATGGTCATGGGACAAATGGCAGTTCAGAGGTAAAGGTAGCACAGACCTTGCCATGGTGCGTGTTGACTATGAACAAGGATGGAACCTTGACAACTGTGAAATAGTCACACGCAGAGAACAACTAAGACGCAATGCCGCACATAGGGTAGAAATCAAGCGGTTGCAACATTTTATAGGAAAGGGAAACTAATGGCACACGAAATCAAACTAACAAAGAATCACAAGCGTATATTATTGGAGGCCATAATATACTCTATGGAAGTCAAGGAACAAAAGCTGAAAAAATCCGACAGCATAGAACAGATGCATCGATACTACAATGATGCCGCACAGAAGATAGTGAACATTGTAGAATGCGGCACTACCAAGAAGAATCTGTTTACCTGGCTCAAGGATCAATTCTATCATACCACAGGCTTTGAAAAGACTGAGTTTGGACAGTTGGCTATCGCCATATGCGATGCGGCCGCATCAAATACCTATGAAAGCTACTGTAGAATGACCATTATGAACACTCTATTCGAATAAAGCGATAATTATGAGTATGTTCAACAATATTGACCCATTTCAGCAACTGCAGGATCTACAGGTAGTTGTTAATAGTCTTAACAGCGATAAAATGCAGTTGGCTTTGGCTATTAATCATCAAGCAGAAGCTCTTAGACAATTGAACCAACAGTTAAGCGTGATCAACACGGCTATAATTGCCCTGGACAATCAACAGAAATTACAACACATTAAAATACAGGAGTTAACCAATGCCAATACATAAAGTCGCTGGCGGATACAAATGGGGCAATCATGGCACAGTTTATAAAACTCGTGCCGAAGCCGCTAAACAAGCACAGGCCGCACATGCCAATGGTTACAAAGAACCAATGAAGAAAGAGATGAAATAATGGCCTATACTAGACCCTATAGATACCCAGATGGTGAAGCAATTCCCACCAGCTTGCCAGATCTATATCAACCCTCAGATAATCCCGGCGTGCCAAAAGGTCAACGCTGTGATAATTGCAGTTACTATCAAAACGGCAACTGCTCAAAATTTAACGCTCGAGTTCGCGCCTATTATTGGTGCAAGGCTTGGCAATCACAGGAGAATTAAAATGGGCTACGCACCAATGAAACAACCAAAACCAATTAAACCCCCAAAAAGGAAATAATATGAAAACCCAAGACAGTCTAAAGAAACTATTCGCAGACAATTTTTCAGCTTATGTTCTCGCACATGGATATCACCAGACCATAGAGGGAGAAAACTTCTATGAATATCACAAGCTGTTTCAAAAGATCTATGAATATCTACAGGACAACATTGATTCTATCGGCGAACTGATCCGCCAACTAGATGATATCCCTCCATTCAGTCTAAAACGCATTGGCGAACTAAGTGATATCAAAGACGTGCAGGCCGCCCCAGATACACTGACCAAGGTCTTAGATCTAGACTCAGCCCTATACATGCTGATCGATCAGGCCAATCAAGTATTTGAAGACAGCCAAGCAGATCGAGAATATGGTGTCAATAACTTTGTTGGTGGATACATTCAAGACCTTAACAAATTCTGTTGGTTCTTGCGTGCCAGCTCTGTGATGGAAGCCAATGACAAATGATAGTTAACGGCAAGCCAATCGGCAACGCAATGACCTATGCAAGTCAGGCGTTTACTCAGAAGTTTTTTAACATGGACCGCATCATGTTCTCATGGAGTCCATATCTAACAGATGAAGAAACTTGGAAGATCATGGATCAAATGGAACTGCGTGCCAAAAGCCAATATGAAGGCAATTGGACAGCAGGTGATTGTCTACTGTTTCTGCGTGAATGCCTGGGCAATGATCGTGTTAATGCCATTGAACGCATGTGGGAAGTTGAAAACCAAAATGCAGTTCTAGCAGTTTTTAGTCCGGATGAACTAAAAGAAACTTGGGTAGATAAGATCACACTATGTGAAGTCTCTACCGAAGATTACCTAAAGAATCCCAACAACTGTATCATGATCAAATTACCAAAAACCCAACAAGAATTGGGCTTGTAAGTTTATGGGCCCGTTAACGGCACCTAGCAGGATGCTGTGGATACCTCTAGTTTTTGCCGTTTCCTCCACACAAGCCAAATGCTGGGCCCACCCTAATTTCGCCAAAATGGTTTGACCTAAAGAAACTAAGTGTTATAATATGTTATGTTCAACTAACACAGAGAGTAACATGAAAAACATTCGCCAATTAGCACGTGAATTTCATCGCAAACAGCAGGAACAGACAGAACAGCAACGCCAAAGGGCCTTGGAGAAAATCCGTGAAATCCGTGCTCGCAAGCCCATAGAACAAAGAGAACCTGTATGAGAATGATCAAAGGAATTCCTAGCCAGCCATTAAGCAAGCCAGCCATAGAAGCCAATATCAACTACTATGAAGCCCTAGTAAAGACAGCACATGACACTTGGGAACAAAACCTGCAGAGTCTACAGTATTGGTTAGATCAATTGGAGAAAGCAGATGAAAATTCTAGTTCTATTAGTAGCAATTAGTCTAACAGGTTGTGCTGGCGCACTTGCACCTGTAGGTGATTTCTTTGACAGTCAAGATCCTTGCCAATTTAAAGGCAAACGTGCTGACTATAAGTTACCTGACTTTTGTGGTGCCGCATCAGGACATACAGTCCAAATTACACGTGGTGCATATAACGGACAGTATCTAGTCAACACCAAATAATTCCAGTCATAGACTGTTTAAGCCTCCTTTATTGGGGGCTTTTTTTTGTTCTTGTAAATACAATTATGGAACAAACTGAAAAACAATCAGAAGTTATTGAGAAAAAGAATGGCGGAGTCCGTGAGGGTGCTGGCCGTCCTAAAGGTTCACTGAACAAGATATCTGGTGCCGCACTATTAGAAGCCCTAGAAGATACCTTAGGCGTGCCTTATCCTGTGCAATTGGCCAACAATTATCTACAGGCCTTACACGAAGATCGTCACCTAGTGGCCAAATATGATCAACTGTTTCTAAACAAGGTAGTTGCAGACAAGGTTGATATCACAAGTAATGGTCAGAGCATCGCCCCACAACTTAACTTCGCGCCTAAAGAAATACCAGACTATATCGACATAGATGTCAAACCAGCATAACATAGATCTTTATGGCGCACAGTCAGAAGTTTGGGATGCCATGTTGTCAGATCTCAATGTCTGCGCTGTTCTACCTGTTGGATCGGGCAAGAGCTTTTTAGCCTCATTACTCTTACCAATCGCGGCCACTACGCCCTCTATGCACAAGGGCCGTGATATCCTATATGTTGCACCAACAGCGCCTATGATTGCACGAATCATTTGGAAAGACCTTAAAAACCGTTGTCAAACCATGTGGGGATTAGAAGATGAGAAAGATATTAACAACAGTAGCCGCACTATTACTTTTCCCAATGGCATTCGCATATTTTGTCTATCTTCGGAAACGGGCCTCAAAGGTATCAACGCAGGACTTATCGTCGCAGATGAAGCCGCAGAATTCACAGACGAAAGTCTACAAGAACTATCCAATCGTATTAGACCAAACCCAGGCGAAACCACAGCACAAGGGCGACTTATTCTTATATCAACTCCCGAAGGCAAAAATGCTTTTTACGACTGGTATCAACACGCACAACAGCATCCGGATCGTTGGATTGTTCTACACAAGACCTGGGAACAGATGCGAGTCCAGCCTAAGAAATGGATCGAAGAACAACGCTATCTACTATCTCCACTAAAGTTCAAAAAGGACTTGGAGTGCGATTGGGGAAGTGTGCAGGATCAGTTTTATTATTCATGGAACCGTAATTATGTTGGCCCTACACATGATAGAGGCAGAGAACTCTACAGCTTTCATGACTTTAACAAAAGGGTTATGACAGCAGTAGTAGCACAGGTAGTTGGGGATATCCGCAGTCAAAAAGGGCGAATGGAAATACTAAAGAGCTATGCCATACCAGACTGCGGCACTGAGGGCATAGCCCAGAGGATAAGGGCAGACTTCCCTCAACGAACTATCAACTGTATCATGGACCGTTCAGGTTCACAGTTAAACAGAGACACAACTTCAGCATTTGGAACTACGGATCAGACCATTCTAGAAAAGTATGGATTCCGCATCATGAACACAGCCAAATCAAACCCTTTGGTAAGTGATACAGATAACTCATCTAACGCATTCATCAGCCAAAGTAGACTAATGATTCCGGACACTGAAACTAAGCTGATTGATGCTCTTGAAACTTACCATTACGAAGATGGTAGCCGTAAGCAGTTGGTCAAATATAGTGATGCCAAATATGCTCACATTGACGGCCTAGGTGACTGCATCCGTTATGGCATACACTATCTATTCCCAATGACTCACCATGTCAGCACCAACATGCCTGAATACATTGATGGTGATTCTAGCTTCTATGTAGCACCAGGTAATGAATATATGTCACAGGATGTTATCATGACCCGCAATGGTGTGCCCACTGTAGAAGGTCTTATTCGCAAAATTGAACTAGAACAAGGCGATGAATCGTGGATTTAACAGCCTTTTTTAACAGCTAAGTCCGGGGCTTATATAAATATCACGAATGAAATATATTCTAATTTCGCGCCAATAAGGATCCAACAAAGATGACATCAGCAAGAACATTATTAGCACCTAACAGCCTTATGCAACGCATTCTGCCACAGATGCAGAGTTATAGAGCGGCCTATGAAGGCGGCACAGCGTTTAAGAATAGTGTGTTAGTAAAACGTCCAAGCGAAGATGCCGCATTGTTTCGCGATAAATTGGTCAATACAGCGGCCATGCCTTTGTGCAAAGCAGTAGTTGATGAGATTGTTGACGTAGTCTATGAAACTTGTCCTACTAGAAGTCCAGCGTTCCTCACCAGCTCAAATATATCAACACCAGTTCCAGATTGGTTTGAAGCATTCTTAGATGATGCTGATATGCAGGGCAGTGAACTAGATGCAGTTATGGAACAGGCCTGCACTATGGCCGGTATTGAGGGGTGGAGCTGGGTCTTTGTTGACCTACCAGAAGAAGAGAGCCTAAACAATCGCCCATATCTATCTACTTGTTCAGCAGAACATGTGATAGATTGGCGAACGTATACTGAATATGGTCGTGACTACATCGAATACATGAAAGTCATTGAATACGCAGACAACGAAACAACTATCCTAAAAGTTTGGTATGCTGGTGATATTGTAAATCCCACCTACTGCGAACGCTATATCCTAACTCAAGAGCATATGAAGAACATGGATGTGGCTATTGAACCAAATGAAACTTATTTTCTAGCTCCTGGATTACCAATTCCAGTAGTTCAGGTAATCGCCCGTAGTGACCAACGCCGTCATGATTTGGGTGTAAGTGACCTAACAGAAGCCTCAGATGTCCAACGTGAACTATTAAAGTTGGAAGCTGAAGCATATGACAGTATCAGATTTTCAAAACCCATGATACGTGCGGCCGCAGGCATTCGTGTGCCAGCAGGTGGCGGTGGTATCATACGTGGCGACAAAGACACAGTAGAAGTCTTTCAAATGCCAACACAAGACATAGCAGAGATCCGTAATCAACAGGCCAGCCTAATTGAACGCCTTGATGGCTTTTTAGGTCGTGGTGGATTACGCACTACCAAGATGCAGGCCCAATCTGGGATTAGTATAGTAGAAGAGCGTAGAGCATTACATCGCAAGGCAGGACAAAGAGCCAGACAGATGGAAAGTGCCGAAGAGCAAGTTCTAATATTAGTCGCTCAACAGATGGGTCTAAAGTGGGTAGGCGCTGTAGAATATTCTACAGACTATGAAGATAAAGATACCCAGTTTAGATTAGCCCTGCTCCAAACAGCACAATCATTAACAGCAGGCAATCCTGTTGTGCAAGAAATTATCAATACAGAAGTGATCAAGATGATTGCTCCACCAGATGATGTAGTCAAGTATCTACAGAAGATTGGTGTTTATAAAAATACAGTAGAAGCCCTAAGTGAACCAGAAGCAGGTGAAGCTCCTCCTTCAATGAAAGGCCCAACACAAGATGAACAAATTTATGGTGGTGAGATCCGTGATGCGGGTGTTACTACAAATGACCCAATTAGCCGTCAATTGATCCAAATGGGTCAGGGACGATAAGAATTTGGCCTTAACCAGCCAAACGGGAAACACGTGATTGTTTCCCACAAAACTGAGGTGGTGCCTCTAATAACTAAAGGAAACAATCATGGATAACATCCAAACGAATACTGGTGACGCCAGCAATAGTCAAGACGCAATCGATCAAGGCGTAAATGATCAACAAGCCGCTCAACCTAACCTAGGCGCAGTCCGCAAGGCAGGTGAGCAATCAGTATTAGGTGTTCTAAGTAAGGTGTCAGGTCAACAGTTTTCAAATACTCGCGACGCGGCTTCATTCTTAGAAAGTCTATTACAACAGAACTCCGGTGGTGACGCACAACCAAAGCAAGAAGCTAGACCAGCAAAAGCAAATAGCGAAATGGCAGAGTTGCGAAGCATGATCCAAGGTTTACAGCAAGAACTGAAGTCTAAAGATGAAGCGGTGCGCCGCACATCAGTGCAGAGTCAGATTAAAGATGTAGCCGTTAAAGCAGGGTTTGACCCAAATATGCTGGACATCGCAACCAATCTCTTTGAGAACCAATTGGCATTTGAAGACAATGGTAGCTTCTATATAAAGGGCGCGAACGGTGAAGTGAAATTGGATTCACAAGGTAATCCATATACATTGGACCTATTAGCACAGGACATATTAAAGAGTCGTCCTAAGTTGGCAGTAGATGATGCTAGAACTGGCACTGGAACCAAATTTGGTCAAGGTGTTGGTCGCAACAACAATGAAATTCCTGATGCTTCACAAGACCTAGAAGGTTGGAAGAAGTGGAAAGAAGCGAATGGTGTTGGTGGCAGAAACTTGAAGTCAGCTATGGTGACAGTTAATCGTCCATTAATCTAACATAAAGGAACATTTTAAAAATGTCATATTATATTGGCGGTAGTTCAGGCGAAAGTTCAGCGTTTGAAAAGACTATCCAAAACTCAGCAATTCAGGTTCTACACGAATCACAAGGTCTAGTGAACATGACCAACGTTGTTATGCCTACTCAAGGTAACACATACAAAGTTCCACACATGGCTCCTTTGAGCTACGGTGACTTTGATGATGGTGCAGGCGCACAGACTTACACTGGCGCTTATGAGCAGACAGCAACTATCACTTCTAAAGAAGTTACAGCAACTCCAGCAGTTGCACAAACAGCATTCTCTAAGTTCTTAGGATGGACAACTGCGTTCGACCTAGCCAACAACTTAGGTGCTGAATTAGGTCAAAGCTTCGCTGAAAAGGTTGATCAACGTGTTGCCGCCGCGGCCGCAAGTGGATTCAAGCAGACTCAAGGCGCTACCTACTACACACAAAGCTCTACAGCTACTAACGTGGTTGACGGCTTTACTCGTGTTCAAGCAATTGGCCAACAAGGTCTATGCACAACTGATACCAACGAACAAGTTGCCGCTCATGCTGGTAACAACGCTAACACAGTTAGCCAATTGATTCGTAACATCATCAAAGTATGGCGTGAAGCACGTAACCCAGGTCGTCCAACTGTTGTTCTAAGCCCAGCTGAAGAGCAACAATTATTGAGCGAACTAACTGGTGGTGCAGTATATCAAGGTTCAACAACTTCAATCAACGCTGGTTTAACAGCATTGGGTGATGAGTTATTGGCCACAGGTATGTTGCGTAACCTATACGGTTGCACAGTGATTTTCACAACATTCTTGAAGTCAGGTGTTCGCACAGTTGGTCGTGGATCTGCAAATTGCCACGTTGGCTTTGCAACTGGTCCACAGGCTATGACTACTGTTATGGTTCGCGGTCTTGACATCTCTATGGGTGATAAAGACGGTGGATTACAAACATGGATCACTGGCCTAGGCTATTTTGGTTCTGGCGTAACTTCACAATCTCGTGGTTTAGAAATCGCGATCGTTGACAGCTACATCTAAGCAAGCGTAGGGGAAAGAGCAGGTGCTCAATCCCCTAATCTAGGAGACCAAACATGGCAATAGCAAGTTTTTTAAATTACACAGACGCAAGTCTGCAGATCATTAGAAATGTCGTTGGTGACAACAAGATTTCTAGTGCCACTCCTGCAGATGTGCAGTTCTATGACAAAAGTGCTTATCGTCGTATGGAACAGGTGTCAACAGGTGATCAAGATTACTATATCACTTCTACACTATTCCCAAAGGCTTCAATAGAAATATTGATCATGTTAGAATTTGGGTGGTGGCCACAGTATGTAGAAAAAACCCTAGGTGCTTTCTACTACAAAGGCAACGCTCAAGGTGTAACAGTAACAGCTTTTGACCCAACCAGTCTAGTCAAAGTAAACCAATCATTGATACAGTTAGAATGTTATAAGGCAATAGAAATCTTCTATTCAACCCTAGTAACTGACAACTCAAACATCAATGAAAAGGATGCGGCCAATTTAAACTTTGCTCGCAAACGCTTTGAAGAAGAGTGGCAAAAATGTATTGAGGAAAGTTATTTCTATGACAGACTCAAGACAGGCACCATTGGAGTTTACAATCAGAGTTTTACTGCTGATCCAAACTTCTTTGAGGGCGATAGGAGATATTTCTAATGCCATTGATTACACTTGATCAAACAAGAAATGGTATCCGTGCAATTAGC